GGACTCCACGGTGATGGCCCTCATGCGGTTCCGTCAAGGCGGCTTCATTCGCCTGCCTACCGACGAGAAGGATGAGATTCGCTATTTCAAAAGTCCGCGTAGGGCGGGGTATTACTGAGGATTCACATGGCTACCAACTTCGATTCGACGCTTACTCCGCTTGACCCGGAGATGCTGACTGATGAACCTGCTCTGGAGATTGAGGTCGAAAACCCTGAGTCCATGAGGATCGTGGCTGGTGGGATCGAGATTGATCTGGAGCCCGAGGAAGAAACAAAGGGTGACGAGTCATTCGACGCAAACCTCGCCGAATACATGGAGGAGGGTGCCTTAGAGAACTTGGCATCTGAACTGGTTGGTCTGGTGGATGCTGACATCAGCAGCCGCAAAGACTGGTCCGACATGTACGTCAAAGGACTTGAAGTCCTGGGGATGAAGTATGAGGAGCGTGCCGAGCCCTGGCTCGGTGCGTGTGGTGTGTACTCGCCCATCCTTACGGAAGCGGCGATTCGCTTCCAGTCTGAGATGATCACCGAGACATTCCCGGCTCAAGGCCCGGTGAAGACTCAGATCATTGGTGAGGTCACCCGTGAGAACGAGGATGCCGCAGAGCGTGTTCGTGACGACATGAACTACCGGCTCACGGACGAGATGATCGAGTACAGGCCCGAGCATGAGCGCATGCTTTACAACTTGGGCCTTGCGGGTGCGGCATTCAAAAAGGTGTACTACGACCCGACGATGGGTCGTCAGGCTGCACCGTTCATCCCGGCTGAAGACATCATCATGCCGTATGGAGCGTCAAACGTGTACAAGGCCGAGCGGGTCACACACGTCATGCGCAAGACTGAGAATGACCTGAAGAAATTAGTGGCCGCAGGGTTCTACCGGGAGGTGGAACTGGGTGAGCCGGTGCGGGTCTTCACGGACATCGAGAAGAAAAAAGCCGAGGAAGGTGGCTACACCCTGACCGACGACGACCGGTATCAGGTGCTTGAGATCCACGTGGACTGGGACATGCCCGGTTACGAGAGTGAGGATGGGGTTGCATACCCATACATCGTCACAATTGATCGGGGGTCACAGAAGGTTCTGGCAATCCGACGTAACTGGGAGGAAGGCGATGAGCGACACCTCAAGCGACAGCACTTCGTTCAGTACACTTATATCCCTGGCTTTGGTGCTTATGGCCTTGGCTATATTCATATTATTGGTGGTTACGCTCGTGCTGGTACCGCCATTATTCGCCAACTGGTTGACGCAGGCACGCTCAGTAACCTCCCCGGCGGTCTCAAGTCCCGTGGACTCCGGGTCAAAGGTGACGACACCCCCATCGCCCCCGGCGAGTTCCGAGATGTAGACATCCCTTCTGGGGCACTGCGTGACAACATCATGCCGCTGCCCTACAAGGAGCCGAGCCAAGTTCTGGCCGCACTCCTTGACAAGATCACGGAAGAAGGTCGTCGTCTGGCGGCTATTGCTGATCTAAACATCAGCGACATGTCGGCCCAGGCTCCGGTGGGCACCACGCTTGCCCTGTTGGAGCGTCAACTCAAGACCATGAGTGCAGTTCAGGCGCGTGTACATGCGAGCCTGAAGATGGAGTTCAAACTCCTCAAGCAGATCATCCGGGACTACATGCCGCCGGATTATTCCTATGTCCCGGTAGGTGGTAATGCCGCAGCAAAGCAGGCTGATTACGACATCGTTGAGGTGATCCCGGTCTCTGATCCCAACGCCTCCACGATGGCGCAGCGGATCATGCAGTACCAAGCCGCGCTTCAGTTGGCCCAGGGTGCGCCGCAGATCTATGACCTGCCGCAGTTGCACCGGCAGATGCTTGAGGTTCTTGGCGTGAAGAACGCCGAGAAGTTGGTGCCGGTCGAGGAGGATCAGAAGCCCCGCGATCCGATCAGCGAGAACATGAGTTTCCTCACGGGCAAGCCGACGAAGGCATTCATCTATCAAGATCATCAGGCGCACATCGCCACGCACATGGCACTCATGCAGGATCCCATGATCATGCAAATGATTGGCCAGTCGCCGATGGGGCAGCAGATGGGTGCAGCCATCATGGCTCACGTGGCAGAGCACATGGCGTTTGCTTACCGTCGTCAGATCGAGGAGCAGTTGGGCGTGCCCATGACACCGCCCGATGCTGAGTTGGACGAGAACACAGAGATTCAACTCTCCCGGTTGGTGGCTCAGGCTGCACAACAACTTCTCCAGAGTAACCAGCAGAAGGCGCAGCAGGCTCAGGCTCAACAGGCCGCACAGAACCCGCAGTTGCAGATGGCTCAGCAGGAACTCGCCCTCAAGGCTCAGGAGTTGCAGCGCAAGGAGCAGGACTCGCAGCGGGACTTCCAGATTGCCCAGGAGAAGATTCGCCTGGAGCGGGAGCGCATCGCCGTGGAGATGCAGAAGGAGCAGATGCGGCAGGCTAATCAGGCTCGTCAAGGTGACAAGAAGATCCGCGCAGATCTGGTCAAGAACATGATGAAGCCCAGGCAGACACCGAAGCAATAACATGAAAGCCACGGATTGATGAGCACCATATTCGTAAGCATTGCGTCTTACTGCGACCCTCTGCTCACTCAAACAATCGAAGATGCGCTAGACAATGCTCGCTACCCTGATGACATACGTTTCGGGGTGGTTGAGCAGTCTACGGTGTCTTATGCAGATAAGTTACGTGACGTTGCCAAGAAGCAAGTCCGGCTGCTGTCTGTAGATCCACGACAGTCACGGGGTGCGTGTTGGGCACGCACCTTGGTCATGGCTATGTACGGGGATGAAGATTGGTTCTTCCAGATTGACGCCCATACGATCTTTGATAAGCACTGGGACTCTTGCCTGCTTGGGGCTTGGGCCGATTGCGCTAGGCAGTCAAAGAAGCCGTATATCGGTGGGTATCCGCACGCATACGAGATCAAAGATGGCGTCAATACCAAGCGGCCATACACCCAGAACATCATTGGTAACGTCGTCACAAAAGACAAAACCTTTGAGGGGGCGCTTACTGATCTCCCGTTTACACCCACCTTTGTGGAGCAGACAAAACCCATCATCGGGTTTCATCTGGCCGCAGGGTGCGTGTTTGCCCCGGGGAGTTTCGTGTATGAAGTGCCGTACGACCCGTCTATCTACTTCTGTGGAGAAGAGGCGTTGTGGGCACTGCGTGCGTATACCCATGGGTGGGATTTGTTCCACGTACCCAAGTTGCCCGTGTATCACTACTACGATACCGGCCCTGACATCGAAGTGAAGCGGGCACGTCACTGGGCTGAAGAGGAAGACAAAGGACGTGATACTCGTTGGTGGGATTTGAACAATCGCGCAAGTCAACGTATGAAGGACTTGATCGACGGTAAGGACTTCGGGGTATACGGACTCGGACGAGTACGCACCCTTGAGGATTACGCAGCGTTCAGCGGCATCGACTACAAAAACCGCATAGTGCACCCCCGTGCCTATGTAGGCCCGTGGCATAAGGAGTGAACATGGCAACCACTGCGTTTTCCGTGGTACTCAAGGACATCGAAGAACACCGTGAGGCTATTGCACGGGCTGTTGTCGATGGCACCGCCAAAGACTATTCCGAATACAAATCCATGTGCGGCGAGATCCGGGGTCTCTCGGTTGCACATGCTTTCATAACCGACCTCGTGCGACGAATGGAGCAAAGCGACGATGAGTGAAATCCTCCTAAGTACCGGCGAAGATGCCGTGCCAACTACGCTGCCGGAGACAGCAGAAGAGAAGGCCAAGCAACTTCCCGATCCTGCCACTTACCACATCCTCTGTGCGCTACCGGAGATCGACCGTGAGTACGAGAGCGGGATCGTCAAAGCGGGCCAGACCATGCACTTCGAAGAAGTCATGTCTCCCGTACTCTTCGTGATGAAGATGGGGCCAGACGCCTATGGCGACAAAACCCGCTTCCCCAGTGGGCCGTCATGCAAACCTGGGGACTTCGTTCTGGTACGCCCCAACACGGGCACCCGCGTGAAGATTCACGGTCGGGAGTTCCGCATCATCAACGACGATTCTGTGGAAGCCGTGGTGGAAGATCCCCGTGGCATTTCACGGGCATAAGGAGGACGTATGCCGCTTGACAAAAATGAGTTCAAGTTCCCTGACGAGAAGGTCGAGGACAAGAAGGACGACGAAGTTCAGTTTGAAGTCGAAGGTGAGGGTGAGGCTCAAGTCGAAGTAATTGACGACACCCCACCGGAAGATCGTGGCCGTGCTCCCATGAAGGAGCCCCCCGCCGAAGTCACGGATGACGAACTAGCCCAGTATTCAGACGGGGTTAAGAAGCGCATTCAGCACTTCTCTAAGGGTTATCACGATGAGCGTCGGGCAAAAGAAGCCGCGCTCCGTGAGCGAGAG